TTGGCGGATTCGATGACTCAGGCTATACTACGTTTTAGGCAAGGTGGGTTTATTACGACTCCCACTGACTATGATGATGAAGATGAACTGGCGTATGCCCGTCGCAGAAGAGAGTATTATTAGGAGGCTTTCACATGGCTATGAAAGGTAGAAATGCAATGGGGGGCCGTAACCCCGGACGCAGAAAGGCGATTGAAGATGCGTTGCGTCAAGCGATGGGTGGAGGTCGATCATCTTCTCCTCGTCCACGGCTAAGACCGCAAGGAATGTCTGCGTCGTCATTGCTTGGTGAGGCAGGAAAAACGATTTCTGATGCAGATCGTCAACGTGCGATGGACCGTGCAAGTATGCTGGAATCTCTTGAGTTTGGCGAAACTGGCAAAGGAATGTCTGATGCAGATATGGCTCGTTTGAAGCAACTTTTGGGTTCTGTAGCGTCTGGTGGTGCTGGAGCGGCAGGTCGTGCTGCAATGACGGCAGGCCGTGCGGCTACTGGATTTAAAAAAGGCGGTGCAGTTCGCAAGAAGAAACCCAAGAATGGTTGCGTCATGAAGGGACGCGGCGGTAGCTATAAAGGACAGAAATGATGGATGATAGAACCAAAAGAATCCGCGCAAAAAGAGCGGCTGATACAATTGGGCGCAAAATGGACAAAGACAACATGCCTATGTCTAAAGCCATGCAGAAGAAAAAGAAAAAATCTTCTGATTTGCTTAACTCGCTAATGGGTGGAATTAAAAAGACAGACGCTGAAGATTCCATGAAATACATGGAAGGTGGCGCGGTTAAAAAATACATGGGCGGCGGCAAGGTTCGCGGCTACAAAGATGGCGGTGGTGTTTGCCGTGGCGGTGGCGCAGCCGTATCAGGTACAAAGTTTTCTGGAGTTAAGTAATGGCTAAAATCATCATCAATATCGACATGGATGAGCTTACATCTGGCATCAACCAAGTTGTTGATGATGATATGTACGAAACCGAAGAAGAGTTTGTTTGTCCCTTATCTACTCAAGACTCAGAAAAGAACGCAGAGAACCGTGAGCATGCGATCCAAGAATATGCTTACGGTCACTCTGTAAAGAACTGGGAAAAGAAGAAGCAGATTTGTGGAAACTGCGAATATTATAGCATTCGTTCCAACATGCTTGACTGCATTGAGAATGGCATTGGAATGGACGAGGGCGACGAGGTTGGGTATTGCACAAAGCTAGACTTTACTTGTGCAGCAGAAAACACCTGTAACGCATGGGAAAAAGGCGGTCCTATGACTGACTTTGATGACGTTGACGATCTTGAGCCAATTGAAGGTAACGAGAAGGACATTTTCTAATGGCTGTTGAACGTGGACTAGGTGCTGGTGGTCCAGCGGACGTACCGATGATTCCTGACGAGGGAATGATTGAAAATGTCATAGAAATGCCTGCACAGCCCGGGATTACAGAGTTTGATGACGGCAGTGCCGTTGTTGGTGATTACGAAGATGAAATGGAGCCAAGGCCAGAGGTTCCGTTTGATGGTAATCTAGCAGACGTTATTGATGAGGCAGAGCTAGGCCGCATTTCATCTGATCTAGTTAGTTCGATTGAGGACGATCTGTCTTCTCGTGAAGACTGGGAAGACACGTACAAAAAGGGACTTGAGTTCCTTGGCATGAAGACTGAAGAGCGCAGCGAGCCGTTCGAGGGGTCTTCAGGCGTTATTCACCCATTGTTGGCTGAGTCTGTAACGCAGTTCCAAGCGCAAGCGTATCGTGAGTTGCTGCCTGCCACTGGGCCTGTTCGTACATCTGTTATTGGTGCGCAGAATGAGATGCTTGTAAAGCAGTCTGAGCGCGTCAAAGACTACATGAACTACATGATTACCTATGAGATGGAAGAGTATGATCCTGAGCTAGATCAGATGCTATTCTACCTTCCTGTCATTGGGTCTACATTCAAGAAGGTTTACTTCGATCCGCTAAAGGGTCGTGCCGTTAGTAAGTTTATCCACGCTGAGGATTTGGTTGTGCCATATGGCGCGACTGACTTGGCGTCTTCACCTCGCATTACGCACCGCATTTCCATGGATTCTAACGAAATCCGCAAGATGCAGCTTGTGGGCTTTTATCGTGACATTGATCTACCGACAGGTGGGATGGGTGAAGACGATATGGCTGATGAGGTTGAAGAATCTATTGATGATATTCAGGGCGTACACCCAAGTGGTCCGTCTGAAGAACTGACACTGTATGAAGTCCACACAAGCCTAGATATTGATGGCTTTGAAGATATGGGCATGGATGGAGAGCCGACAGGCTTGAAGCTGCCGTACATCATTACAATCGTTGCTGATACTGGTGATGTTTTGGCAATCCGTCGTAACTATGTAGAAGCTGACCCGATGAAACGCGCGAAGCAATATTTCGTGCACTATAAGTTCTTGCCGGGTCTTGGATTCTATGGCCTTGGCTTGACTCACATGATCGGTGGTTTGGCACAGGCATCTACGTCGATCCTGCGTCAGCTTATTGATGCGGGTACGCTTTCCAATCTACCAGCAGGCTTCAAGGCTCGCGGTGCTCGCATTAGGGACGAGGATGCTCCACTCCAGCCCGGTGAGTTCCGTGACATTGACGTTGTTGGGGGCACCCTGCAAGGCTCTCTGATGCCTCTCCCTTTCAAAGAGCCTTCAGGGACGCTTTACAACCTTTTGGGCACTCTAGTGGACGCAGGACGCCGCTTTGCGTCTATGGCTGACCTCAAGGTTGGTGAGATGGGCGGTGAAACGCCTGTTGGAACGACTATGGCGATTATGGAACGTGGCACGAAGGTGATGTCCGCGATCCACAAGCGTTTGCACTATTCGCAAAAGATTGAGTTCAAATTACTTGCGCGTATTTTCTCTGAAACTGTCCAGTCGTATCCATATGCGGCTGATATGATGATGGGGCCAGAAATATTCGTTCAAGACTTTGCTCCTCAGATTGACGTTTTACCTGTATCTGATCCTAATATCTTCTCTATGTCGCAGCGTATTGCTTTGGCGCAAACAGAGTTGCAGTTGGTTCAGTCCAATCCACAGATTCACGGTGGTCCACAGGGGTTGTATCAAGCGTATCGCAAGATGTACGAGGCACTGGGTGTTACAAACATTGATGCCATTCTGCCACCCCCACCACAACCGCAGCCTATGAACCCTGCGAAAGAAAACCAGATGGCATTGCAAGGGGCACCATTGCAGGCGTTCCCTGATCAAGATCATCAGGCGCACATTGAAACGCACATGGCGGTTATGTCTACTCCTGCAATGGAGCTTAACCCACAGGCGATTATTGCGCTGCAAGGCCATATTCAGGAGCATATTGGCATGATGGCTGAGTCTCAGGCGCAGCAAGAGATCATGTCACAGATTCCACCTGAGCAAATGCAAATGATGCAACAGCAGGCACAAATGATGCCACCACAGCCGGGGCAACCACCTGCTGATCCTATGATGCAGTTTAAGCCACAGATCGACGCTCGTGCGGCAGAACTCATTGCAGAGATGACAGAACAATTAGCGCAAGCGGTAGCACCGCCACCACAATCCGATCCACTCGTGGACATACGGAACCAAGAACTGCAACTCAAGGCAGCAGACATGCAGCGTAAGCAGCAAGAGTTTGAAGCCAAGCAGGAAATGGAAAGCGAGAAAGAACGTAACGATATTCTGATCGCACAACAGCGCATTGATGCTCAGGAAAAGGCGATTGATGAGCGTTCACGAGTAGCAGAGGAACGCATTCAAACCCAGAGAGACATTGCCGCGCTGAACTCAGCAATGAAAGGACAGTAAGATGGCATCGTCAATACGGGAGAAAATGGCTGAACAGGAGAAAGCCAAGAAGATCGCTCAGAGGGAGGCTGAACATGCCGCTGAAAAAGGGAAAAAGCCAGAAGACAATAAGCAGCAACGTGCGGAAGCTAAGGTCGGAGGGGCGTCCGCAAAAGCAAGCAGTAGCGATAGCCCTAAGTCAAGCGGGAAAGTCCGAGCGCGGACGGAAAAAGGCCACTTCGTCAAAGACGACCCGAACACCCCCGAAAACGAAGCGTGGGTCGAAGAAAAACCTAAGAAAAAAGCAACCACAAAAGCCCCTGCGAAAAAACGCGGGAGGCCACGTAAGCAGGTTTAGTAGGATCGCAAGACCCCAGAGATTCCAAGGTATTTTCTGACTTTTTGGTAATATCTCTTGTGTTTCCCGCATAATCGCATACTGTATGCGGTATGGACGCACTAAATCTTGCAGAATATCTGTTAAAAAACATACGTGAGCGCGATGTGCGTCTGAAAGACAAGCTCGCGGATGGCTCGGTACAAACTTTTGATGAGTATCGGTATCTTGTAGGCGAAATACGCGGAATGTCCTACGTCGAAGATGAGATTAAAACCGCGATGAAAGGCATAGAGTACGCAGATGACTAATAAGTTATTTGTGCCAGATCACGTTGCAAAGGCAGCGCAGAAGGCAATAAAAGAAAACCCACAAATGCCTAAGCCAATTGAAAATGCTTTTGGCAAGGGGGCAGACAGCAAAAACGAAGACGATCCGTCACAGATGGACGCTTCGGCACTAGAAAGACTACCGCAGCCTACAGGCTACCGTGTTCTTATTATTCCATACTATCCTAGCGAAAAGACAAAAGGCGGTTTGTACGTTCCTGATCAGGTTCGTGACCGTGAAGCGTTCGCAACTGTTGCAGCATATGTCGTCAAACTTGGTCCTGACGCATATAAAGACTCCCAAAAGTTCCCAAATGGTCCTTGGTGTAATGAAAAGGATTGGGTTCTTATAGGAAGATATGCTGGAAATAGGTTCAAAGTGGAAGGTCTTGAGGTAAGAATCATAAATGACGATAACATTATCGCCACAATTCTTGACCCAAAAGACATTTCTTATGTATAGTGTGATGGAGAACAAGGAAAATGGCTATGTCTGAAGATATTCGTGAAGACGACGAATTAGAAAACAGCACATCTATTGATCTGGATGATGATCAAGAAGATGAGGTGATTGAAGCCTCTTCCGATGACGATGAGGAAGAAACCCGAACAAATGTTCGGAAAAAGTCTTCAGGTGACGAGGAGCTAGAGAATTATAGCGAGTCTGTCCAACGTCGTATTAATCAATTAACCGCAAAACGTAAGCAAGCCTCTGAGGAAGCTCAGGCTGCTTATCAGTATGCGCAGCAGATGCAGCAAGAAAACGCAGCCATGCGGCAGCGTCTTGAAAAGCTGAATCAAGGGTACACCAACGAAGCAGAGGGACGCCTGAAAGCACAAGAAGCGCAAGCTAAACGTGCGATGGCAGAAGCCTATGAAGCTGGTGACTATGATAAAGTAGCAAATGCGCAGGAAGCGATCTCAAAGATTGCAATTGCAAAAGAACGTGTTCGTGCTCAAAAGGCAAAGATTGCTCAACAACAAGCTCAAGCTCAGGCGCAAGCCCAAGCAGCCGCTCGACAGCAGCAAGTGCCTCAACAGCAAGTTCCGCAGCGTCAAGCAGAGCCTGATCCAAAGCTAGAGGCTTGGTTGTCCAAGAATCAGTGGTTTGGACAAGATCGTTTGATGACTCGTGCGGCTCAAGCAATTCATGAACAGCTAGTTTTAGAGGAAGATTTCGATCCTCGCAGCGACGATTATTACAAAGAGATCGACGCGCGTATGCGGAGAGAAATGCCTAACAAGTTTCAGGAGAAACGGTCCAACGCCCAGACTGTTGCTCCTGCGTCTGGTAACGGACGGTCTAAAAAATCAGGGCGGAAGAAGTCGGTGGAACTTACACCCGGTCAAGTGGCTTTTGCCAAGAAAATGCGTATTCCGTTAGAGCGGTACGCGAAAGAAGTAGCTCGTTTAGAGCAAACAAGGAGAGATTAAGATGGCAGATCGGTCTTCACGCGAAACACAATCGCGGGAACGCTCAGAGCGTAAAATGGAATGGAATCCCGGTTCTGCTCTCAATGCTCCTGAACCACCCCTCGGTTATAAACACCGTTGGATACGCGAATCCGTACTGGAGTTCGACGATAAAACAAACGTTCACAAGAAACGGCAAGAAGGTTGGGATTTGGTACGCGCTGAAGAATATCCCGATTATTTTGGACCAGTAGTAGATGAGGGGCGCAACGCTGGCGTCATTGGCGTTGGCGGACTTGTTCTCGCTCGCATCCCTGTCGAATTGGTAGATCAGCGGAATCAACACTATCAAGGTGTTACACAGCAGCAAATGGATGCAGTTGATCGTGACTGGATGCGTGAAAACAATCCAGCCATGCCGAAACTGGCTCCGCAACGTAAATCTTCTGTCTCCTTCGGCTCAGGTCGAAAAGGCGGATAATTGAAGGAAATAAGCTATGTCTAACCAAGACGCTTCTTTTGGCCTTCGTCCAGTTCGTACAAGCATTAGCTCGCAGCAGCAGAATCGCTACCGCATTGCTTCAGGCTACGCAACTGCCATTTTCCAAGGTGACCTAGTTGCCATGGTAACTGGTGGCGGCATTGAGCGTGTTGCAGCAGGTGGATCAGGTCTGATCCTTGGCGTATTCAACGGTTGTTTCTACACTGATCCAACGACTGGCAAGCCAACCTACTCCAATAGCTACCCCGGTAGCGTTGCAGCATCTGACATCATTGCAAACGTCATTGATTCACCAGATGCGACATTCGAAGTACAAGCAGACGCTGCATTCCCTGTAGCTGACCTAGCAGGTAACTTCGACATCGTAGACCAATCTCCAGTGGGCGATACCACATCTGGTATTTCTCGTATGGAATTGGCTGTGTCTACTGGCGCGACAACAGCAACATTGCCGTTGAAAGCCATCGACATTTCTCAAGACCCTGAGAACAGCGATGTTTCATCAGCGAACACTAACGTGATCGTTAAAATCAACAACCACCTATTCAGCGGTGGAACCGCTGGCTTGGCATAAGGAGATTGAGTTATGGCTATTTCACGCTCCCAACTCGTCAAAGAACTTGAGCCGGGCCTGAACGCTTTGTTCGGAATGGAGTATGACCGCTACGAAAATCAGCATGCGGAAATCTTCGATACGGAAACATCAGACCGTGCATTCGAAGAAGAAGTCATGCTGGTCGGATTTGGAAATGCTCCAACAAAATCAGAGGGTTCTGGCGTTGAGTTCGACAATGCAAATGAAGCATACACTGCTCGTTATTCACACGAAACAGTGGCACTTGCATTCGCATTGACCGAAGAAGCAATCGAAGACAACCTGTATGACCGTCTTGGTGCTCGCTATACGAAGGCGCTTGCGCGTTCTATGGCTCACACTAAGCAGGTTAAAGCGGCTGCTGTTCTAAACAATGCGTTTGACAGCAACTACACAGGTGGCGACGGTAAAGAGCTTTGCGCGACTGACCACCCACTTGCAGGTGGTGGTACATTCCGCAACGAGCCGTCAACAGCAGCAGACTTGAACGAGACTTCGCTTGAGAATGCTTTGATTGACATCTCTACTTTCGTTGATGAACGCAACATGATCATTGCTCTACGCGGCACTAAGTTGATCATTCCACCACAACTGCAATTCGTTGCAGATCGTTTGTTGGAATCAACTCTACGTGTTGGCACAGCAGACAATGACATTAACGCGATTCGCAACATGGGTATGCTTCCAGAGGGTTACACTGTTAACCACTTCTTGACAGACCCAGATGCGTTCTTCATCAAGACTGACGCGCCTAACGGCTTCAAGCATTTTGAGCGTTCACCAATGCGCACAAACATGGAAGCTGACTTCGACACAGGCAACATGCGCTTTAAGGCTCGTGAGCGTTATAGCTTCGGCTATTCTGACCCACGCGCAGTATTCGGTTCTCCGGGCGCATAATTTGTGGTACAATGAGGGTGTCCTCTCATTTGGACACACCTCCCTGTTGGACTGGGGCTACTACGGTAGCCCCTTTCTTTTTTCAGCACATGTGCTATTCTGCGTACATCCCTGACAGTCGCATGGTGCGGCTGACACTAGCCACGACAGGAGATTCACATGGCTCGTTCAACGTTTTCAGGACCAGTAGCGTCCACAAACGGTTTTGCGCTAAAAAGAGTTGTTGACAATGCAACTCTAAACACAGGCGCAGCCGTAACAACAACATTAACTCGTGATCAATCAGGCACTATCTTTAATATTGATGGAACTGACGATATTGTTGTTAATCTTCCAGCTCTTAACACAGAAAATGTAGGCGTAGTTTACGAATTTTTCGTAACGACTGCGGTTGCGGCTGGCAAAACAGTAACCTTTGTTCTTCCCGGTGCTGGTGTGTCAAACTTCTTCGGCGCTCTTTCCTTAATGGGCGGCACGGCGGCAAACGCTGCGTCTGATGTTGCAGGAGACACATTAACACTACCTGCCACTACAGCAGTAAATGGTCGTGTATTGATTACTTGTGTATCTGATGATGGCACAAACTCAACATGGAAAGCAGAAACTCTGTCAACGCCTATCGCTACGATTGCATAATAGGAGACTAACATGGCAGGTCCAGTAAAGGCATATAACTTCACGCAAGGCGATACTGCGGCTGTTGTTGGTGACTCACGTTCACGCATCCGTCAGATTGTAATTTACGCGGCTGCGGCTGGCGCATTTACAATTAAGAACGGTAGCGCGTCTGGCGAAACTCTTATTGAGCAAACCTTTTCAACAGGTATGCACCATCTGAACATTCCAGATGATGGCATTCTTGCGACAAGTGGTGCTTATGTAAGTGCATTCACAGGTGCGAGCAACGAACTCACAATCTTCTTATCGTAAGAGGGTTGGATGGCAGATATTCGTTCCATAACGCAAGTTGGAACATCTGAGCCATTTGAGCTTCAGGTGGCCCGTGGTCAAATCCCGGGCCATTCTATTCGCAATTTGTTTGGAACAAACCCTGCAATCGGTACAACATTCCGTACACCTTGGGAAAACAACACGGCATTGCCGTTTTTGTCGTCTGCACAAAAGCTGGATATAATAAGCACTAGCGACGATGATGCGGAAGGGCCGCAGGTTTTAATAGTGGGTGTTGATGGCAACTACAACGAAATACGCGAAGTAGTTTCTTTGAATGGAACAGCGGGTACTCAAACACAAAAAAACTTTTTCCGTATAAATGACTTAATTATGTCAACGGGTAACGCTGTTGGAGACATCACGGCTGAGTTTAACTCAGTAGTTTATGCCAAAATCATAGCAACATACGGCAAAAACCAAGCTGCTGTATTCACTGTGCCTGCGGGACATTCGTTCTATCTTGGGCGAATTGATGCGTTTACGGCTACAGCAAACAACGACACAAAGATTATGACGTTTCGCAACCGCGTAACATATTCCGATGGTCGAATATTTAATGTAGCTCAAACTAATTTTGTAGAGCGCATGGATATTGCACGAACGCTTCCGTTTAAAGTGCCAGAAAAAGCTACGATTGAGTTTCAGGCTAAGATGTCGAGTCAAACCGCTGATGTGGGTATATTTGGCGACGGCTTTTTAATTAAAGAGCAAGGAACATTGTGATGGCTCGTAAAAAAGAGAATCCGATACGCAAAACCACTGGCAAGGGCGGTAACTACCGCAAGACCAAATCTGGTGCAGGTATGACCAAGAAAGGTGTTGCAGCGTATCGCAAAGCGAATCCCGGTTCTAAGTTAAAAACAGCCGTAACAGGCAAGGTTAAGAAGGGCAGCAAGGATGCCAAGCGTCGTAAATCATACTGCGCACGTTCTGCTGGTCAAATGAAGAAGTTCCCGAAGGCTGCAAAAGACCCTAATAGTCGTTTGCGGCAAGCTA